CTCGATAAAAAGTTCACTGCCTTGGTTATGCCAACGACAAGCGTTTTATGCGTGTGAGAACAGAATGTTTGTATAGCTTCCCACATTCTGGTTTTCCAATCAACCTTGGCACCAAAAGTGTCAAGCCACCAATTGTAGAGTTCACCATGCGATAGCAAATTTCTTTCTAGTTCAAGAAAGCCAATCTTAGTCATATCATGTAGCATACCCAAATGATAAAACCTAGCGTAGTTAGCGACTAATAACTCATAGTCCCAATTTCGCTTCAATAGTTGGTTGAGCGTAAAATTACTCTCAGAAATGTGTTCGTCTGGTGTCTGCGCTTTAAAAGTGCGGATGGATCTTTCTATCCAGTCAACGTAATCTTTAGGCGCTGACGATCTCTCGTTGTGTGCTTGATACTCAGGTTCCACTGGTTCCATTGGTACTTCATACTCACTCGCTGGCGCTCTTCCTAGACCTCGCTCACGAAGGCGTAGCTCTATCAATTTGTTAACCCTAAATTGCTTTGAATCACGCAACATAGTCTTGATTTGAGCATGTTCTTGTACCATATCCATGAGCTGATCAAAAGAATGGCACGTTCGCCCATCCCTGACCATAGGATCACCTTTGTCGTCGACACTAATGTAATAGTTCACTACGGCAGGATCAAAGACAGGCACGCCAAACTCATCTTTAGGTAATTTCTTTTCATCGATCCTACCTTCAGGTGTGGCGTAAGCCTTGTGAACCATCACCTTGAACTTAAATTGAAGTCTCCTGGCAATAGCATCAGAAGAGACTAACGAAATTGGTTCAAACTTGATCAAGTTCGTTGTGCATATGACCAACTTCGACCGGAACATAGTGTTCTCTTTCTTAGTCAATTCCGCCATGTGCAATTGATACGGGAAACTATTCACTGCCCGAATCAAATTGAAGAATGCATCGTCATCACCAACATTGGTTCTTCTTTGACCCAAATCATCAATGACCGTGACCACATGGGAACTTCTATAACCTTCCCAATATTCATTCTCATCTTGGCGAATATAAACGAATGGGGTAGTTCCTTCTGTTGCTAAACGGTCAACTTCAGTTTCAGGTAATGTTCTTCCACAAAAATCGGCTGTGATAAACTCGACGGACTGCGTCTTGCCCACACCTGGCTCACCCAATAGCACGAGGCATACGGGTTCTGGTCGATATCCCATGTGCTGCCAATGGGAATCAGCCATTTCTTTGCGTTTCTGAGTGCAAAAAGTTTGCACGCCCCACACCTCGCGGAGCAATGCACGATTTGCTGAGTTCTCATGTGTTGCACGCAAAAACTGTTGACAAG